TACCCATCCTAATTTATCAGCCACTGCAGGTCTTACAATTTCAGTCCATACTCGAGGAGCCATGATAGCATATTCGTCTAAGACGACTGCATCAAAACCCATTCCTCGAATTGAATCTGGATTGTCTGCACCAAATATTTGAATTCTTGATCCATTAAAAAGATCTATTCTTAATTCAGTTTCATTCCTACTACCACCAAACTGCATTAGTGGTTTTGTATAAAATTTTAAATATTCCCAAGCAATAGATTTACCTTGTCTATAAGTTGGAGCTATGAATGCACATAAGCTCCTAGGTTTGTCTGCTGCTGTTTTAATTAATTCGTTAATTGAAAGTACTGATTTCCCAAATCGTCTATGACAAACTAGGACACTAAATCTTTTTCTAGTGCTGTGTACTTCCTTTTGATACTCTCGAGGTTTATAAGGAACCTCAATTATCCTAACTTTCTTCTTTTTGCCATTGGACTTTGATTTGGACTGGTTCATCTATTCCTACTCTTGAAGTTGTACTAGCTAACCTTGGATGAACAAAAGGTGCTGCTTTTTCAGCAGCGTATATTTTTCGTTCAGGTGAACTTGCAGGATTGTTTAACACAGATAACAAATAATCTAAAGGAGAATGTTGGTATTTACCAGCCATTTCTTCCATAGATTTCCATAATTTTTTACTTTTAGAACCTAAAGGTCTACCAGCTCCTTCTCTTTTACCACCATGCTCTCCACAGCATTTAGTATCCTTTTCAGGTTTACTAACTTCGTTTTCGTATGTTTTATCTTCTTCAACCATTATATATCGTATCTCATCCCCTGATGTAGTTTACCTCGAGCTATTTTTTTATTAGCTCCTTCTAAACTTCCATAGTTTCTGTATAAGTATTTTCTACCTTTAGTAGCTTGTTTGTAAGCAGTTCCACCAGCGTAAGCTAATGCTGCTGTCCAACCACCTAATCTAACAGTAGTCTTAGCAATTTTTTTAGATTTACCAAGAAAAGCTCTAAGTTTAGAATACTTTACAGGTGCATGAAATTTTTTCTTAAATGCGTCATCGCCTCCGATTGCCATTAGTATCTTACCTTTTTACCTTTCTTTTTAGCGTATGCTTTTGCTTTTTTCTTTCCAGCTTTTGTATAGCTGAATTTCTTTTTTCCTACTTTAGGCATATTTATTCCTTTCTAGCTGTAAAACCTTTTATATTGAGAAAGTCTTTTATCAACATTTTTATTATGTCGTCTTATAATAGCAACTCTTTGAGATCTTGATGTCATTCTTGCTGGAGTTCTAATACCTAACTCATCTGCAGCTTGTGCAAAACTAAATCTTGTAATTGCTGCTTTAGCTCTTTTTCTTTCTCTGCCTTTACCAGATTGATATCCAGCATAAGCACCTAGACCTGTTCCAGCTAAACCAACTGCTGCAGTAGTTCTAACTTCATTTCCTTTAAAAGATTTCCATGATGCTTTTGCTTTTACACCAAAGGATTTAAAGCTAGACTTATTAGGCATTTTCACTTTCGCTTTCATTTCTTTCATAGATTTAACAGCTGTAGCGAAGTGTTTTTTGCCGAAATTTTTAGCAGCCATAAAACCTGTTTGTGCGATTTTTATCATCTTAATAGTCCTTGTTGTGCAGCCATTCTAGATGTCGGCATAGGCATAGAACCACCTGGTCTTTTACCCATCATCGCCATCTGTTGTTGTTGTTGAGGATTCATTCCTTGCTGCTGTTGTAATAAACCCTGCTGTTGTTTTGCCTGTTCAGGCATTAACTTAGCTTTTATAATTAAGCCTAACTTCTCAGATTCCTCTGGAGTCAGTCTTATTAGTCTATCTGCTAATTTTTCTAAAGTTTTCATATAAATTTCTTGCTATATTCTACGAGCTTTGTTTTAGCTCGCCATTTTTTATTCTTAACTAACTTAGGGAAAGAGGCTCTTAGGTCTCTTTGTTGTTTAATAGGATATTTCCATTCCGAATAAGGTTGTTTTAAAACCTTCTTTTTTGGTCTAACTATAAAACTTAATACTTTACCTATCATCTTCCTTGTCCTCTGTATTTTTTGTAGCTACGTTTTTCGTGCTTGTTCATTCGTTTTTTGTGCCTACCTATTTTAGGTTTGGTAGATTCGACATAGGTATTAACGCCCCATTTAGGTGCTTTTGCCATAGCTATAGCATATATCTACCGATATCTCGGTGATATAAAGCGTTCTTAACTTGCTTTTTATGCTTTTTATAGCCTCGTCTATGTAGCCAAGAGCCAACACCATATGCTGCTGCACTTGCTATACCTATAGAACCAAACTTTTTAAGGTTTTTAACTATTTTATTTGGTTTACTCATTATACTTCGTATTTATTTTTGTTCATAGTCTTACCTACGTGGTAAGCTGCTACACCTGTAGTATATAATTTGTGGTGTTTACGAACGTGTTGACCTGCTGATGTAAGTTTTTTTCCTGCTCCATGTAGTGCTTGCTTAATTTTTGGATCAGTAACCTTACTTGATAGGGAAATTGCCTTCTTTTTTGCAAAACCCCCACCTTTGTATAGAGATCTAAGTATCTTAAATGCCATAGATCCTCCATATTTTATCAATGGTGCTGCCATGATTGCTCCTTTGTTGTTAGTTATACGTATAAAACCCCCCATTTCGAAGAGTTCGACCTTCAGTCGAATCTTCAAGGGTCGATTTAAAACCCTCTAGTTTTAATCGAAGTTGTCAATTGCTGTTGCAATTGTCTCTTGTTATTTTTGTTGATTTGATTATCGCTCGCTCTGGCGATAGCGATAATAAAATCGTTGTTATTAAATAAGATTTGGTAATCAGTTAACTTGTGGCGAAATCACTTGATTAATTGATTGCCGAATCACCCTCAACCCCTTGATATCATTGACATACTTGATTGTCTATTGATGAGAGGAGACATAAATAAGTGCTATATTCTGACCTATGGGTCATAGCACTAAAGAAAGGAAGTATATATGTTATCTACTATTGTATTAAGTCTATTAGCTATATGGTTGACTATTGTTATAGGAGGACAGCTAATAGGTATGTTTATAGGCTGGAAATTTTGGAAGTCTTTAAATGATGATAAGGAGAAATAATATGTTGTTATTAGGTCTACTATCTAGCTTTGTAATGGCGTTTCTAGGTGTTGTATTAATGGTACACTTTGATCCATTAACTGGAATACTATTAGCCATTACAGGTTGTATATGTATGTTACGAGTAATGCACCATATACAAGAATACCGAGAATAAAATTATTGATGTCGCCATCGCTAGTGATGGCGATATCACTAATAAATGGAGGATATATGAGTAGAAATAAATGTTGGGTATGTAAAAAAGATTTAAATTTTAATATGCCTAAAGAAAGTAGAATAGTTAATTATATTGAGAAATGTAAAAAAGATAAATATTTAAGACAATATTGTAGTAATAAATGTCTTAAAGTAGACCATAAATAGGAGGAAGATATATGTTAAGATACTATGATGTATGTAAGATAGAAGAAGATATTAATAGAGTTGGTTCTTACCAAGCTGTTCAATATGAGTTCCCTTTCCCAGAAGAGAGTTTGCTCGCTCCCTTCGGTCGCTCGCAGTTTAAGAGAGACGAAAGAATGGATAAGATATTTAAGAAGTATCTAAATTGTAACTTTAACAAGTGAAAGTTAAATTTATCAACCAAAGGAGATGATTATGCAAACTAAACTAGATCTAACTAGTAAATCTCCTGCTGAAAAGGGTAAATGGATTAGAGATAATTTCAATCCAGTTGTCCACAATTCTCTTGCTCAAAACAAGTGGAATAAAACAGCAGATGAGAAGTTTGACCAAATATTTAAGGCTATTCTAGAACAGAATCAGCTTATTAAAATATTGGTTAAATAATAAGATATATGGCTATCGCCTGTGCCTATTCGGCAGGCGATGGCCTGTTAAATTAATTAACTCTAATGAAAGGAGAGTGTATGTCTAAATTTGATGGAGAAGAATTAACAGGAATACCAGCAACTTGCAGTTCTTGTAAGGTAGAGATGGACTGTGTCTACATATATGCTTACGATAATAGTGATAGATGTTGGAATTGTTTTACTAAAGAAACTGGTAAAACTAAAAGCGATATTAGTGATCAATTAGCATATATGTTTCCTGAAGAAAAATATAGAAAAGATCCTAAACTACATAAAGAATTGTTAGAAAAAATACAAAATAGAAATAAAGAATTAAAGAAACAAGGCTATAAGGAGAATATATGAAAATATTTGAAGTAGAGTTTGTATATGATGATTATGATAAACGAGAATCTAATGGAGTAGGTTCAAGAAAGAATCCATTTAGAGTGCGTATGATGTATCCAAGAGATAGAGAGTATAGTTCTGTATCTTGGAGTTTAAATCATAGAGTAATAGAAAAAGAGTTTAATAATAAACATAATCCAAGAATTAATGGGAGTACTTATGAAAGAAGATATTGGTTACAAGCAATAAGGAGAGTTAAATGAAAAATAAAACTAAAATAAAATTTTCATTATATAATATGTTTTATACACCAGAGAATGAAGGTGATTTAACTAAATTTACCGAAAGATATAATGGAAGCGATAAAGCATTAGTATGTCTAGGAGGTACTATATATACTAATTATATATTAAATAAAATCAATGAGGAGTTCGATGTCTACAAAAAAGAAAAGTAATACACCAAAAGGATGGACTGCTAAACAATATGCAGAACATTTATTATGGTTAAGTAAATTTACTGACTGTAAGGAGGTAGAGAGTGTACCGAGTAAAAATAAAAGGAAAGTTCAAAGAAAGACCAATAAATCTAGCAAGAGCAGTCAATCTGATGTTCAAGCAAAAGTTTAGTGGATCTATACAACAAGAACATATTAAATGGTGGAAACCATATTGGATTAAACCAATATATCTCGAAATATTATATCCAAAAAGAGGATGGATAACTTTAGTTAAAATATTTAGAGAAGGTAAGCCTTCGATAAGAGTAATAACAAAACCAATCAGCTCTGACAAGCGTGAGCTGCTTGTTATGAATCGGCTTTATGGAAAGGAGAATGTATGGCAATAAGACCAAGAAGAAAAAACTTTAAGTTTTTAATAAATGCTAAACAGATAGCTGGACAATTACTACTACATAGAATGTGGAATGGATTATCACAAGAAAATATAGCTGATGTGATAGGAGTAACATTCCAACAATATCAAAAGGTAGAGAAATGTGAAAACAGATGTATGGCAGAACAATTATTAGAAGTATGTAATGCTTATGATTGGGATCCAAGAACTATATTAAAAGCAGATCCTGTTCAAACATTAGATGCTTGGATACATAGACGTAAACCAAGAACTAGAGCTAATATTGTTAATAGACCTGAAAGAATAAGACAAAAGTTAGATAAATTAAATGATCAAGCTTATAAACATTATTTTAAAAAAAATAGTACTGATCCTTTAATACTAACAGAAGATATGGAGGTGAAATAAAGTGAATGGAATTTTTAATTTTGTTCGATTTATTACTTATAGCCTTGCTGCTGTAGTAGTTAGACGAGGTTGGAATTGGCTCACTGCCGATGTTGACCCAATTCCTGGTACAAAAGAATTTTATAAAGAATATCAGGAAGTGGAAGAAAAATATAAACGTATGCGAAAATCAAAGGAGGAATATGACTCGAATACAAAAATTCGGTGATTACTTAATGAAGATAAGTACATTACCAGTTAGAGTGTGCATTGGAACATTCAGAGCAGTTAAAAAAGAAATGCCTGATAAAGTTGAAATGCCATTTGAAATCAAAAGAAAGGAGGAAAACGATGGAAAAAAAGGAAGAAACGATACAGGAACTGTATAACAGAGTTAAAGCTAAAAGATGGAAAATGTTTCTACACATAGCAATGGAAATTAAAATTGCTGATGAAGCTATAAAAAAAGTTGGAGTTCGAGAAGGTAATATTATCGGACAACAAACTGCAGCTGCTACTACTGTTATAAGATCACATAAATTACTTGATCATGATAGAGAAGTTAAATCTGCTAAAGATAGAGCTGAGAAACTTCAATCTGAATCAGTTAATAATGAACAATCAACA